TGTATGACAAATACACTCTTGGAGGGTTCGGGTTTACATTACCGCAGCACAAGGGATATGACTTATTCCAGTTGACAGATTTTTGCACTAACAATGCAATCCCAAGATTAAGTAAGTTGATATTGTTCTGTATACAAGAGTATACTGTACAACGGGAGCTAAGTAGAAGAATGCATAAGCTTGTAGAAAAGGTTATTTCTTGTGCTTATACCCATAAGCCAGTTAGCATGAAGTACAGAGGTGTATATACGAAAGTAAAAGACCATTGCACTTCGTCATACCTTGCTTATGAGGGAATTCTTGGCAAGTATGCAAATAACAAGGAAGTAATTGATAGATACCAAAAACTATTGAATAATGGAAACGGAAAATAGGTGGAAATACGAAAAGGTTGATATTAACCTTATAGACGAGGCTGATATGAATGCAAACGAAATGACTGGCGAAGACTTTTCTCAGTTGTGTGACAATATTGGCAAGTCAGGATTAAGTAGTGTACCATCATGTTACAAAAAAGAGAATGGGCGATTTGTAATGATAAGTGGGCATCATAGGTTACGTGCTTGCAAGAAACTACATTACAAAACTATCGGTATATTGTATTGCTTGGAAAGTGAGCTGAGTAAAGATGAGATAATAGCGATACAACTATCTCATAACTCGCTTCATGGGCATGATAATACGAGCATATTAAAGAAACTGTTTGAGCAGATTCAGTCTGTAGATTTTAAGCAGTTTGCCCATGTTAACGTAGACGAGATACCTCCAGTAAGTACAGATGGCATAAGTGTTTTTGCTTTGAAAGAAAATTTTGTTTTCACTGTTGTTTTGTACCCAGATTCGTTTGACAGTTTAGATGAGTTATTTGGGGATATTCGTGAGCAGGCAAGTAAAAGTGATGCTCTTATCCTCGCAAATGAAAAAGAAAACGAGAGATTACTTTTGAAACTGCAAACAGAGATAGGCAAGCAATACGACATAAAATCCCCAAGTATAAGTTTTGCAAAGTTATTAGAGCTTGCAAGTGAACGTTTAACAGAAATAAGAAAGGAGGATAGAAATGATAAGGTTTCTTGAAACAATAACAGATAAAGAGTCTTATGTGTCTAAGCGGAATGCGCAATTCATAACAGAAGCTTTAGGTAAGAAAAATGTTCGGTTTCACAAATTACAAAATTCCGATGTTTTGTCTGAATTAAATATAGACAACGATGATATTCTGATAGCAGAGACAAGAGACGGAATTGTAAGGCATGCTATTTCTATGTACGGTTGTAGGAACACCGTAGAATCTGATAGGACAATAGTTCTTACCCAGAACAAAGAGTATGTAAAATCAGAATTGCAAAGGCATGGTATTCTCTCACCTCGTAAGATCACAATAGAAGAAGTAAAGGAAGGCTACACGTATTTTGTAAAGCCTATGTTCGGAGAAGATAGTAATTTTGTGGATATAGACTCAGTGTGTCAGTCTAAGGAAGAAGTCAGAAGTAAAGCAGATGTCATTCAAAAAGCAGGCTTCACCCCAATGATAGAAGAATTCATTGGGGGTGAAGAATACACGGTAGCTCTTTTAATGAAAGAAGGTAAGAAAGAAGCCTACCCTATTAAGGTAAATCTTTTCACTCCTTGGAATATAATGACGCATGCGGCAAAGTTTTCTGAGAACGAAATATGCGAGGCTGTTTATAACACGAGATTGGAAGATATAGCCAAGAAAGCATTTGATATTGTCGGCTGCAAGCATTATATGAGGATTGATTTCAGACGAGATTCGCAAGGACGATACTATCTGATAGATTTCAATCTGTTTCCGGGTTTAGGTCCGACAGACCATTTTGCAAAATGTATGAACCTGCATCTGAATATAAGTTATCACGATGTATTGACAAAGATTATAGAAACAGCAACAAAGTAAGACGGTAATATGAAGAACAACATTACAATTGAAAAAATTGCAGAGGTATATAAGAAGAAAGGTTGCAATATCACCGCAACTTGTGCAGCATTGAATATTTCGAGGCGTACTTTTTATCAAAAAAAAGAGAAGTCTAAGTCCTTGCAGGACCTTCTTGCGGAAGCGGATGAGTCAATGCTTGACTTCGCTGAGTCAAAGCTGATTGAGCACATTAATAACAACGATACTACCTGTTTAATTTTCTTCTTGAAAACTAAGGGTAAGAAGCGTGGTTATGTTGAGCGTACAGAACATGATGTTAATGCAAATCCATTCCAAGAATTGATGGAATCGATTGGTTCAGATGAAGATTAGCAAGTCGTGGAAAGATAAGTTTAACGATTGGCAAAATGATTGGTGTCTTTTTGCCAAGGAGGTTCTTCGTGCTAATCTTGACGATGAACAAAAGGCTATTTTGCGTGCTATACAGACTGAGAAGATGGTCGTAGTAGCATCAGGAACATCGAGAGGAAAAGACTATGTTGCTGCTGTCGCAGGGCTATGCTTCATGTACCTAACTCCTCGCTGGGATAAAGAACATAGACTTGTAAAGAACACAAAAATAGCTTTAACAGCGCCAACAGGTCGTCAGTGTACTAATATTATGATACCAGAAGTAAGCCGTTTGTTTAGGAATGCAAAAGTATTGCCTGGTCGTATGTTATCCGATGGAATTAGAACTAATAATGTGGAGTGGTTCTTAACTGCATTTAAGGCTTCTGATGATAACACGGAAGCCTGGTCAGGATTCCATGCGGTAAACACAATGTTTATTGTAACAGAGGCGTCTGGTGTGAGCGAAACAACGTTTAATGCTATTGAAGGAAACTTGCAGGGCAACTCTCGACTACTTTTAGTGTTTAACCCTAACGTAACTACTGGATATGCAGCAAAGGCAATGAAGTCCTCACGTTTCAAAAAGTTTAGGCTAAACTCTCTAAATGCTGAAAATGTAGTAAAAAAGAAGATTGTAATTCCTGGTCAAGTTGATTATGAATGGGTAAAGGATAAGGTTGAGAACTGGTGTGAGAGGATTCAAGAAGTTGATTTTGATGAGGGACAAGGAGATTTTGAGTGGGAAGGTAGTTGTTATAGACCAAATGACTTATTCCGAATAAAGGTTCTCGGTCTTTTCCCTAAAGCAACGGAAGATACACTTATACCTTTGCATTGGCTTGAATTGGCTCACGAAAGATGGGAAAAACTGAAAAAAGAAAAGTTTGTATCAAGGAAGTCCCCACTTGTTGGTATTGATGTCGCTGGTATGGGACGTGATAGTAGCTGTTTTGTTCCACGATATGGCAACTATGTACCAGAAATAAAAATTCATCAGTCAGGAGGAAAAGCGGACCATATGAAAGTAGCTGGAGAAGCTGTGCAGTGGTTACGTGATAGTAAAGCAAAAGCCTTCATTGATACTATTGGTGAAGGTGCTGGTGTCTATTCCAGACTCGAAGAATTGGGTTATAGTAATGCCTATTCTTGTAAGTTCTCTGAGGGTACAAGAGGACTTCATGATATCACAGGACAGTATGAGTTTGCTAATATGCGTGCTTATTGCTATTGGGCTGTAAGAGATTGGTTAAATCCAAAGAATGGCTTTAATCCCGCCTTGCCTCCTTGTGATGAGTTGGATGACGAATTAACAGAAATACACTGGTTATTCCAAAGCAGTGGGAAAATTATTATCGAAGCAAAAGAAGATATAAAAGCAAGGTTAAAACGTAGTCCAGATAGGTCAGACGCCCTTGCATCTACATTCTATCCGAACGCAAAAGATTATGCTGATGACGCTTGGATTTTGCAAAATCTTTTGTAACTTTGTGTCGAAATCTCAGTATTTTCTGATGATTTCATTGCTCTTAGTGTGTTTGTCCGTGACGGATAGGCACACTATTTTTTTTGTGTTTCAAAAGTTAAATAATATATAATAACTTGATTTTCAGATAGTTATATTTGGTTAATTCAAATAAAATGACTACCTTTACAATGTAATAATAAAACAATAACAATTAAAACAAAAGAGCAATGAAATCAATTTACGTAAAAGACATAAAGGCAATGCTTCTGACAGAAGAGGAATTTTTCTCCATTGAACAAGAGATAAGCGAGATTAATGAGATAGGATTCTCGGAAAGCCTTAATTTTACTCTGCAAAATAGCACAGATTGGCAGATTAAGAAAGATGGCATTACAAAGATGCTCAAATACTTCGCTTGTAAAACAATCAATGGTAATCTGACAAACAGCTTTAATGAGGTTTGTCGGAGTGTAGCACAATTGTTATGTACAAGTCGATTCAACGTGGCACGTTGGCTTAAGGGTATGGGAGATTCGTTTATTATTGCTGACCAATTCGGTCAGGATTACATCGAAATAATTTAAATACAATGGCAGGTGATTTGCCTGCCAATAAAATAAAAGAGCAATGAAAAAGAGAATGAAAGAACACATAGTATTCGTTGAAAACGTAAAAAAAGATAAGTCTTACGTTGATTTCGACATTGAAGCTGTTATTGACGAATTAAAGGATAATGGCTTTAATGTTACAAAAAAGCCATTATCCATAACTTCGAGGCTTGGAAATCAGGTTTCAAGAGCGGATATAAGGACGAAGTCAACGGTTACTTCCTGTTTACTCCTTACGGGTGTGATTCCATACGCTTCTACGCTACTGAATTAACAGGCGAGGATTGGGAGAAAACTTATAAGGCATAATTATAGGACACATTTTAAAGAAAGAGCAATGGAATCTATAACAGTTTATCTTAATTCATCAGTAGCTGGTACTGCCACAGCTACACCAGCCGTTAAATTTAACGAGTTAAGGCAACTTGCAAGGAAAGAAACGGTAGAGATTGTGTTTTTCAAAGATTACTGTCGAGTAATTGGCAAGAAAAATAGAAAGATAAAAGTTCCTAAGAAAATAACTTGTTCGTCAGAGGAATTTTTTGAAAATAA